AGGCTGTGCTCGACGCTGGCTTCGACTGCGCCGACGAGTCGGCAGCCGAGCAGGTCCCGAACGACAAACCGGCTACCGATACACCGGACAGCTTGCCAGTCACCGAGGCCGTCGCGTGGAGCGAGATCGATCGCGACGCGAAGCAGACGGTGAACGACGCGTGGCGCGAGAAGATGGGGTTGGCATGAAGAAGTACATTGTCGAGATCGCGAAGATCGCGTGGCTGATGTGGACAAGCCGGCACGACGGTTTCACCGATGAGCGTGTCAAGGCTTTGCGGCTGAAGAGCCGCAGCCTCGGCGATCGTCTCAAGTTGGTGCGCATGTGGGCCGACGTCGGGAAGTGGGCGGCGAAGGACGTCGTGATGATTGGACCGTGTTACCCAGTCGATGAGTCGAAGGGGCCATACCTCACGTCGGAATTTGTCGACTGGGCCAAGGTCGGAGAGATGCATAAATCTGCGCTCTACTTTATGTCGAAGAGAACTGACTGATGGCGCCACGCGCAAGGAAATGGCTCAAGCTGCTCGAGGAGTTCGTCGCCGAGCTCCGCATCAAGTCGAAGGAAATCGTCTCCACCGACGAGCGCGGCGCGAAGCTGGAATTGTGGGAAAGCCAGCGTCGTTTTCTTCAGGCGATCGGCCAGGGCCTCGACGACGACGTTCATTCGTTCAATTGCCTGAAGAGCCGACAGCTCGGCGCCACGACGATCAGCTTGGCGATCGATGTCTTCTGGCTAGCGGTTCACTCCAATTTGATCGGCTGCCTCGTCACCGATACCGAGAAGAACCGCGAGGTCGATCGTGGCATTATCGAAGGCTACGTCGCTTCGTTTCCTGAAGGCTACTTCAGCGACGCATTTCGCATCGTCAAGTCGAATCGGCAGATGCTGCAGTTCTCGAACGGCTCTCGGCTTGATTTGTTGGTGGCCGGCACTAAGAAAAAATCTATCAGCTGGGGCGAGGGCCAGGGTTACGCGCTGATGCACGCCACGGAGGTGGCCGCATATGGCGATGTCGAGGGCTTCAAGTCGCTTGAAGAGGGCCTGGCGCAGGCAAACCCGAATCGGTTGTTTATTCGCGAATCGACCGCCAAGGGCATGAACCACTGGCGCACGCGTTGGATGGCAGGCCTTGATGATTTGACCGAGCGCTCGTTCTTCATCGGCTGGTGGGCCGGCGACAACAACCGCATTACGCGCGGCGATCCGCGGTTCTCGACCTACGGGCTTTCGCCGCCGACCGGCGCCGAAGCAAAGATGATCAAGGACGTGGAGAAGATCTACCGGCACCGCATCACGACCGAGCAACTGGCGTGGTTCCGTTGGAAGCAGTCCAAGGCCGGCGCCGAACAGAATCTTCTCGAGCAAAATCAGCCGAGCACGGCCGAGGACGCGTTTGTCCAGACCGGATACAGCTTCTTCCAGGTCGCGGTGATCGGCCAGGACATGAAGCGGATACAGGACAACCAGCCGATCTTTAAAGGCTATCGTTACGAGGTTGACGGCGACTTCTTTAATTTCAAGATGATCACGATGGACCCGAACGTCGATGATGTCGACAATGTTGAGCTGAAGGTCTACGAGGAGCCAGTCGACGGCGCGCAATACGTGATCGGTTTCGACCCGGCCTATGGCCGAAACGACCACAAGGACCATCATGCGATTCTGGTGTTCCGCTGCTTCGCCGACAAGATGGTGCAGGCCGCCGAGTACATTACGGCCGACGTCGAAACCAAGCATGCATCGTGGGTGCTGTTCCACCTCTGCGCCGCCTACCGCAATTCGATGTGCAACGTCGAGCTCGGCGGGCCGGGTCGGCTGGTGATGAGCGAGTTCGAACACCTGCGTCAGTTGATCGGCGCCGAGATGAACGTCGTCAAGACAGAGGCGCGCGGCTGGGGAGACGCCGGCGCGCAGGCGCGCTGGTATCTCTACCACAAGGTCGATAGCCCCGGCGCCGGCTACATGGCCAATTTCGAGACCAATTGGCGCACCAAGATGGAACTGCTGCACGGCTATCGCGGCGTCTATTCGAGCCGTGAGATCGATATCCGCTCTTGGCCACTGCTGCGCGAAATGTCGATCGTCGTCGTCAACGACGGCGAGATCGGCGCGCCGGAGTCGACCGACGAGAACATGAAGGACGATCGGGTGTTCGCCGCCGCGCTGGCGGCGCGCGCCTGGACGGACTGGGTCCGCAAGGACATGATCGCTCAGGGCTTGACTTACGACGTGGTGATGAAGGCCGAGCCGGGTCAAGAGACGAAGCAGGAGACGGCGGTCAACTCGATCGTGCGTAACTTCTTGCGGACGCAAGAGGAGCGGGCGAACGCCGAGCCGGAACCGCCGAAGTGGAAATCTGATTTGGGGCTTGTGTGATGGCAAAGCAGTCGAGAGACTATAAATTTGCAGCGCCTGACGAGGGCGTCAAAATGCCGCAGTCGGAAGACGATGCGCTGTTTGGCGACGATTCGCCGGCCGAAGCGCCGCCCGCCGAGCCCGAAGATCCGATGCGCAACTGGCACGCAATGCCGGAGCCGCCGGAAGTCGGCGGACGCTACGGCGCGCCGCCCTACGACCATGCGCTGGTGCTGCTGACGCTCGACGGCGAGCAGAGCGTCGTGGCGCAATGGCAGGCGTCGCGGCGTTGGGCAGGGACCGGCGCGGGCAAGCGCTGGGAAGCCTATGGCTTCTGGGCGCAGCGCAACACCGGCGGCAAGCCGGTGGCGTTCGTGCCGAAGGGCTGGCGGGAGTGGCAGGGATGACGACGACGTCCGTTGATTCCGAGTGGGTTGATTCGGATCGTTTTTCAGGCCCCAAGATGAAACGAATCACCTTCGAGTGCGGGAAATGCGGGCATCGTTGGGTTCGCACTCTGAAGGCCGAACCGAAGCGCGACCCGCCTTGTCCAAATCGCCGCTGCGTCGAAACGTCGCAGATAGCCGATCTTAAGCGCGAGAACGAGAACCTGCGCCAGATGCTCGAAGAGGGCCGCGCGCCGGCGACGATCGGCCAGAACATTCGTGTCAAGGCGGTCGACGAGACGGCGCGCATCGTCATGGAGGACGGCCACTATACCGACTTGCGCGACAACATCCGCGAGGGCGAGTCGATGGAGCCCAAGCTGCCACAGGCTCAGCAGGCGCTGGCCGACGCGATGTTCTCCAACAAGGCCGACGCCAAGACGCCGGTGATCTCGGCCGACGGTCGCCGCGGCATGACGATTCCTTCGGCGCGGCTGCGCGCCGTTGGCGAGCGGGCGATTCGCGGGGCTTACGCGCGTAATTCGGTCAAGCCGACGGAGATCATCCCGGCCTCGAGGCCGGCGCCTGTGGCGATCAAGAACGAGCGTTACAATCCTGGTCGGCCGAGCGCCGAGGGCTATAAGAAAGGGTGACAAAATGCCGAGGATCACGAAAACCAAGGGCGCTGGCGCGTTCGCCAAGGCCGTAGCGCCGACCAAGGCTCCGACGACTGCCGCCAAGACGGGTCGCATCTCCAATCTCGGCGAGTGGGCGCATCCGCCGAAACGTAAGGGAGGGAAGTGATGGAGATTCGTTATCCAATCAAGACTAAGGATCTGGAGGTTAAGAACATTGTAGTTCGAGACGGTGTTTTTGATCCTGAGCATTGTATGGAATTGGAAGTTCCGTACATCGAGGACCAACGGTTTCAGGACTCTTCGATTGGAGATGTGCTTCGATTTCAAGTTTCTAAGAACATGATGGGTTTTGAAAAGGCGTGTGCCGCTGCGCTTCTTGAAATATTAAAGATGACGGAATATGGCGTGAGGCTTCCGGTTCACGGTAAGTCGCGCATCGCGCGAATTTGTCGAGAGGCGCTGGGCGCCTCTCGGGTTATGCCGAAAGGCAAGAAAGGTTGACGTTTAGGCCGAATTGGCCTATCGTCGAGCCGTTCCGCACAGGTCCCCCAACCTGCGGGTCGGATGTTTCCTCCCAGACTACCCCGCCGCGTACTACGGCCCTACGCGGTGGGGTTTTTCATTTCTTGCCGCCTGAGTGCATGGCGAGTTTCATCTGCGCTTCTTTTTGCTCGGCTTCGGCTTTGGCGATCTCGCGGCGCGTGATGTTGGCCTGAACCGATTCGGGGTCGGTGATGTCGAGATGCTCGACCGCCTCGATC